CGAGAGCTGTATTCACAGGCTGTAACACGAACCCTTGACCGGCGCGGAATGGTCTATATGACCTTCACGCCGGAAAACGGTATGACAGAAACAGTCGCCTCCTTTATGAACCGTTTACAATCCGGTCAATCACTCACTAACGCCACATGGGATGATGCTTCTGAGAAGATCATGTCCATGAAGGGTGAGAGAGGGCATTTATCTGAATCTGTTATGGAGCAGATCTTATCCTCTTATTCTCCTCATGAGAGGGAAATGAGAAGATACGGTAGACCTTCAATTGGCTCCGGTCTTGTATTTCCTTTTGGTGAGGAAAAGATCATTGTAGAGCCTATACATATAGAGGAGCATTGGCCTAGAATAGCGGCGATAGACTTCGGGTGGGATCACCCCACAGCGGTTGTCTGGTGCGCTGTAGATAGGGATACCGAAACATTTTATGTGTACGACTGTTACAGAGCTTCTAAAGCCTCACCGTCCGTACATGCTGATATAATAAAGTCAAGGCCGCATTTTATACCCATAGCCTACCCGCATGACGGCAATCGCAGGGATAGCATGGGAAATCCGGGCTTGGCTGACCAATATAGAAATTTAGGTTGTAATTTTCTTCTGGANCATTTTACAAATCCACCGGCTCTTGGCGTTAATAAAGGGTCTAACAGTATCGAAGAGGGTTTGATGGCCATGCTACAATTAATAGAGGCCGACAAATTTAAAGTTTTCTCAACCCTATCAGACTGGTTTGAGGAGTTTAGAATGTATCATAGGAAGGATAATAAGGTGGTTCCTATAAGGGATGATCTTATGTCTGCGACAAGATATGCATTTCAATCACAACGGTTTGCTGTTTCCGGGAAAGATCCCGCATGGACGCAAGACGTAGAATATAGGAATTATGGAATAGTTTAATGGCTAAAGATAAAATTACTGAAGAAGATCTAGTTTCTAGAATCAGAGGTGAGATTACCGATTCTCTAGGATACATGGGAGATACGATCTCCACCCAGAGAGAGATGGCTATGAAGTATTACTATAGCCTTCCCTTTGGAAATGAAGTTGATGGTAGATCCCAATATGTAGATTCCACCGTTCAGGACACCATTGAGTGGATTAAACCTTCTTTAATGAGAGTGTTTGCTTCCGGCGATGAGATGGTTAAATTTAATCCTCATGGTCAGGAAGATGTAGCGATGGCTCAACAAGCCACAGATTATGTGAACTATGTATTTACTAAAGATAACCCCGGCTGGGAAATTCTTTATTCGTGGTTCACGGATGCTCTATTAAGTAAGAACGGAATAGTTAAAGTATGGTGGGATGACTATGATGAAGAGAAGAGAGAGGAGTATCAGGGTCTTGATGACTATTCTTTTGAGTACCTAATTAACTCTCCAGAGGTTGAGGTTGTAGAACATACAGAGTATGAGGACGTTGAGTACGAGTCCCGAGAAATTATAGAAGAACCCGGCATGGTTGAAGAACAGGCTACTATGGCCGGGAGAATGTTACATGATGTTGTTATAAAAAGAACAACATACAGTGGAAGGATTAAAATAGAAAACGTTCCCCCCTCTGAGTTTCTTATCTCAAGAGAGGCAAAGTCTATACAGGATGCAACGTTTGTATGTCATAGAGTAGAGAAAACCTTATCTGAATTAAGAGAGATGTACCCAGATGAAGATCTGGATGCTGAAAGTCTTGGCGGAAGTGATGAAGACCTCATGGCCTTTTCCGCAGAAAGACTTGAGCGTTATGCGTTTGATAAGTCTGCTGAATACTGGGGAGTAGGTGCGGGTGATGCGTATGATGACGAATCCCTGCGTAAATTCTGGTTGCATGAGTCTTTTCTTAGAACAGATTATGATGATGATGGTATTGCAGAGCTAAGAAAGATTTGTACGGTGGGATCAACTGTGCTTGCTAACGAAGCAATAGATTCAATTCCCTTTGTCTCTATCACTCCTATAAAAATTCCACATAAGTTCTTTGGTTTATCTATAGCTGATTTAGTTATGGATCTTCAATTAATGAAGAGTACGCTGATGCGGAACCTCATGGACAATATGTACAACCAGAACTTTGGGCGTTTCGCCGTTTTNGAGGGTCAGGCTAANCTTGATGANCTTCTTACACAAAGACCNGGCGGTGTAGTAAGAGTTAAATCTCCAAACGCAGTTACGCCTTTGACAACTCCTGCATTGGAGCCTTACACTTTTCAGATGCTTGAATATCTCGATAGTGTAAGAGAGTCAAGGGCCGGCGTATCTAGGATGTCTCAGGGTCTAAATGAAAACGCTTTGACATCTCACACCACAGCAACAGCAGTTAATGCAGTAATGGGGGCGGCACAATCACGGGTTGAACTGGTAGCAAGAAACTTTGCGGAAACCGGTGTTAAGGATTTAATGATTCAAATATATACCCTGCTTCACAAGAACCAAGATAAAGAGCGCGTAATTAAACTTAGAAACGAGTGGGTTCCTGTAAGGCCGGATGTATGGAAGGATAACTATGATTGCACTGTATCAGTAGCTTTAGGTAATGGTAATAAAGATCAGCAGATGAGTCACCTTTCCCAAATGATAAATTTCGCGGCACAGTCAATGTCTGGTGGATTGCGAATTGTTAATGAACAGAACATGTACAATCTTGGAGCGGCTCTAGTTAAGGCTATGGGTTTCCAAAATGTAAATGATTACTTAACAGATCCTTCACAAATTCCACCACAACCAGAACAGCCTTCTGCTGAAGAGCAGACACAAATGATGGAAGCTCAAGTTAAGCAGGAAGAGTTAAAAATTAAAACCGCAGAAATGCAATTAAAGGCACAAAAGATACAGCAGGAATATCAGAAATTAGCTGTTGATGCCAACCTAAAGCAACAGGAAATTAATCTCGAAAGAGAACAAAAACGAGCCGTAGCAATAGGAGCCACATGAGCGATTTTCTAAATGATGAAAGAGCAAGACATGCAAACAACTTATTACAAAACGAATTATTTATAGAAGCATTTGATGTTCTAAAAGAAGATTTAATGAACCGCTGGAGTCACAGCGGCTCGGCAGAATCGGAATCCAGAGAATCAATCTGGTTAGCGATGAGATTGCTTGATAGGATTGAAGGCCATATAAAGTCCATAGTTGAAACTGGACATATGACTGAGATACTTGAAAAGCAACACCCATTCATCTAATTAAGGAGTATTATTATGGCGGATACGCAAGAAGCCCCGCATCCGGCTACACAGCCGGCCCCACCAACTGGTGGAAGTGTAGAAGAAGCAAGAGAGGCATTACTCAGCCTAATGGAACCTGAAGGGGAAACTCCAGAGGAAGAGGAAGCCGCACCTACGGAAGAAGAAGAGTCTACTGAAGAAATTCAAGACGAATCATTGGAAGAGGAGCCTGAAGAACAAGCATCTGATGAAGATGTGGAAGAAGAAGGCACTGATGAAAGTGAGTCAGAAGAAGAGGTCTTATATGCTGTCACCGTAAATGGTGAAGAACATACAATACCCCTCGACGAACTGATAAAGGGTTATTCACGGCAATCAGATTATACTCGAAAAACACAAGAACTGTCAGAACAACGAAAGTCTATAGAAGCCTACCAATCCCAATGGAACGCTGAAATACAACAGATTCAGACAGAACGACAGCAATACGTTAGCGCTTTACAAAACGTGATTGAAAACTCAATGGGCAACTTGGATCAGTTTGCTACCATAGACTGGAATACCCTCAAAAACGACAATCCGCTTGAATACATAACTAAAAGGGATGAGTATAGAGAGGAACAGGATAAGGTAAGGAACGCTCAGTACCAACAGCAGCAAGCCCATCAAACCCATCAACAGGAATCTGAAAGGCAACATCATCATGTTCTACAAAAGGAACATGGTAAGTTGGTAGAAGCACTTCCTGAATGGAGAGAGAGCGATACACGGCAGAAATTAAGCGGGGAAATTAAGAAATACGCTATCTCTCAAGGATATACCGAAGAAGAGATAGGATCTTTAATAGATCATCGTTCCTTAATTACTATTTACAAAGCTATGAAGTATGACAAGGCTTCTTCACCTTCAGTTGTTAGTAAGAAAGTGAAAAATAAGCCAAGAGTTATACGGGCGGGTTCCCCACGGAATAAATCTGATTCAGATAGAGGCAAGCGTAAAGTCCAAATGAAACGTCTTCAGGGTTCAGGGCGCGTTGATGATGCGTCTGCACTCTTGGAGGATTTTATAGACCTTTAACTTTAGGAGGGAAATGCTATGGCAGTTCCTACGAATACTAGGGAAACCTATGGTGCTATAGGCATCAGGGAAGACCTTAGTAACATTATATATAATATCAGTCCAATGGACACACCCTTTCTTAACGGGTGTGGACGTGGAACCGCTGATAATACTCTGTTTGAGTGGCAGACAGATTCATTAAAGGCAGCCGCCAGTAACACNCAGATTGAGGGTAACGACTATACTTCAACTGCTGAGACTGAGCCACGCCGTCTGNCTAACTACACCCAGATTTCCGCAACACAAGTCCAGAGTTCTGGAACGGCTGAAGCGGTAGATTTTGCAGGAAGAAAATCTACGCAAGCCTACCAGTTGGCTAAGAGGGCAAAGGAAATGAAGCGCGACATGGAGTTAATGTTGCTTGAGGGTACGGTTAAGGCTGCTGGTTCTTCTGGCTCTGCTAGAAACACCGCTTGTTTTTCAACTTGGATCGGTACGACCGCGGTTGGAACGTCAAATGTTGTTGCCGCCTCTACTGGCGGTGGTTTGACCAACAATGGTGCGGCCACTGCTGGCCCAGATGGTACTACAGAGGCAGGTACGGGTGGTGCTGATACAGCCATTACGATTGCCTTAGTCAACAATGTAGCTGCACGCATCTGGAATTTGGGTGGAACACCCGATACTATTTTGTGTGATAGCACAGTAAAGGGTACTATCAGTTCATCTACTGTTGGTGGCGCTGTGGTTGCTGCACCCAGAAAGGATATTGGTCTAAAGACAATATCACTGCCGTAAATGCTGTTGATGTTCTTGTTACGGACTTTGGT